TTGCTAGTGCTGACAATGTAATTAAAGAACATCAACAAATGTTTAGTTATGTTGAGGGCAAAATGAAAACTTTAAGATTAGGTTTAAAATCTTACAGATACTTTGACCAAGCAAAAGCACTCGCTGATAAAATCGGTGTTGTTTTAAATGAAACAATGATGAATGAAAGTTCTAGTTTAGCTTTATCAATTTATAGTCCAGAAAATTTAGCAAGTCTTTTGGAAGATAAAGAGGTTATGACTAGAGAACAGAAAATTGCGTTTGCAAGAAAACAAATGCAACAAAGTGTAAATTAATAGTTGACAGGGTATCCTATTTAGTATAGGATACCCTTATGAAAGAAAGAGAGGTTAATATGTTTTATATAACATACTATTCAAACAAAGATAAAAAGCACATAACAAGACGTGGCAAACATGATGACAAGTCTAGATTTGGAACATCTAAACAAGGTAGAGCTTATTATGTTTATTATGATATGGACGCACATGGATACAGAACAGCGACACAATCGTGGAAAGTGAGGCACTAATGCCAATCGAAATAAAAGTTTTATTTCTGTTTATGATTGTTGTTTGTTGTTGGGAAATGGCGAGGAAGAAATGAGCGACTATAATTGGTGTCATGGTCCAAGTTGCCACAAACATCATACACAGGACAGGATAAGAGGTGTCAAAGGTTCAAAGGTTTTAAGGACCAGAAAGATTGCCCAGAATAATTGGAACGCGAATAATTGTTGGTCCCACTTTTGTAGTCAAGGTTGTTGGAATGAATTTATGTATGCACATTGGGAAGAATTCATTAGACTACACCCAAGAACCGAGTGCCTTGAAACACCAATAGATGTAGTTGTAGAAGATAGGACCGATTGGCATGGCAATTCATATAAACAAAAAGTAATACAGGCTATTGACAATGCTTGATTTATCCTATATGATATGGGACATGAAAACAGAAGAAAGAAGAAATAGATTTACAGGGGAAAGAGAATTCCTAACTGTAGAAGAAGCTGACTTGCACGATAAAGTATTTTATCACGAAGCGTTAGAGCAATGGGATAAAATGCAAAAGTGTATTGATAAGTTTAGTAGGTTAAATCCTAAAGCTTATATGACACTTCTCGATTAATAGTTGTATGTAATAAATGCATCAACTATAGGTTGTGGCGCCAGGCAGCGCCACGCCGGTCATAGTGGTCCCAGAACCAATCCCAATTTTACAAATTCCTAAAAAAAGCTTTTTTAGTTCTAGACTAGGGGTCCCACAACCTACACTAGATTTGCATGATTTGGATAAACGTGGTAGAAAAATACTTTGCGGGTTTCAAAATCAACCTCTAAAAATTTTGCGGAAAATTTTTTTGAAATGAAAATAGATAAAGAAAAACTAAAAAACATAGATAAACTACCTGTTGATGTTAGACGTGAGCTAGCTTTGCTTATGAATAAGCATGACCAGAAAACAAAAGAATCTAAAATACAATCTGATTTTCTAACCTTTGTAAAACATGTCTGGCCAGATTTTATTGAAGGCAGACATCACAAAGAGATAGCAGATAAATTTAATAAACTAGCCGCTGGTAAAATTAAAAGACTAATCATCAATATGCCGCCAAGACATACCAAATCTGAATTTGGTTCGTACTTACTCCCTGCTTGGATGGTAGGTAGAAATCCTAAACTAAAAATTATTCAATCTACAAATACAACTGAGTTATCAGTTAGGTTCGGTCGTAAAGCTAAACAACTTATGGATTCACCAGAATACAAAGAAGTATTTCAAACTAGATTAA